GTTGACAAACGCAGGGTAAGTGCTCAGACCATTTCAAGATCAGGCAGAATCAAAACAGCACAAATAGCCAGTGGCGTACCTTACAGATTCAAGATAGGCATGCACTCAGGATTAGCATACAGCAAAAACAGAGGCTTACTGGAAGACCTTGACACCATGGATAGAACCATTGAAGAGACTGTGGACATAGGCAGTACTAACACCAGTTTAAGTTACTTAACAGCATATCAAGGTGACAGCAGTGCAGTACAAAACATCACAATGAACGTTGCAAGTGGTAACACACTGTATGTTAATTGCACAAACGTAGGCACAGGCACATTCTTGTTTAAGAAAGGTGACTTCATCAAACCAGATGGTGCATACAGATATCCATATCAAATCACAGAAGATGTAGCACACACCACAGGCAGTAATGTTGCATTACCATTACACAGAGCATTTATTACCCAATCAGGTTATTCAATTGGTGGTAATGGACTTGATGTAGGCACAGAAGTAACATTTTCAGTAAAGATGATTACCAAACCCAGTTATTCAGTGGTGCCATATGACAGAATAGAATTTGACACAGACTTTGATCTCATTGAGGTCATTGAGTAATGGCAACATCAATACCAGCAGTACAAGGCACAAACATTAACCATGCAGTGTTAATTGACCTGGATCTTAATGGTACATTATATTACATCAGCAGTGCGTATGATTCAGTTACATACAACAGCAATGATTACACACAATTGGGTGCATTTCTAAGTGTAGGTGCAATCCAAGAAGACATAAAAACAACCAATGGAGATATATCAATATCTCTAAATGGCATACCAGACACATACATAGACAGTGTGTTAACCAATCCTGTTAAAGGTGGTGCAGTAACTATATACAGAGCATTTTACAATGATGATTACACTGTGGATAGTGCAAACATATACCAACGTTTTTCAGGCATTATAACAAACTTCAGCATAGAAGAAAATGTAGACATACTTGAAGGTGATAACACTAACACAGTGAGTATTGCATGTGCAAGTATAAACACCATATTGGAAAACAAAATAGCAGGACAGAGAACAGCACCTGCAGACAGAAACAAATTCTTCACAGGTGATGAAACCTTCAACAGAGTACCAGACTTAATGGGCACACAATTTGACTTTGGCAGAGAATCCAGTGCATCAGGTGGTGGCTATAATGGTGGTGGGGGTGGACCAGGTGGAGGCGGACGTGGACCAGGTGGTGGAAGACAGGAACAAAGATAGGTAGATATGATTAGACAAGCAGGTTTGAAGGATTTTGATAACATAATGGATATGATGATTAACTTTGCAAATAGTTCACCCTATGAAGCACATCATAATCCACAATACAATGACAAGTATGTGAGAAATTTACTTGTTAGCATAATTAAACAAGGGATAATATTGATAGGTGATCACAAGGACAAAACAGTAGGCATGCTGATAGCAGGCATAAGTTCAGATCCATGGTTACCAGAAGTAAAAACATTGAAAGAAATAGCATGGTGGGTAGAACCAGATGCACGTAACACCACAGTAGGATATAAATTATTAAAGAAATATATTGAATATGGTGTAACAATGCAATCTAAAGGTCTTATAAATGGGTTCACACTCACTAACATGACACAAAGTCCTGACTTTGATCTTGAGAAAAGAGGTTGGGAAAAAATAGAACATAATTATCTGTTCAGAGGAGCAAACTAATGGCAGTATTTACAGCAATAGCAAGTGCAATAGTAGGCGCAATAGGTATAAGCACCGCTACAATTATAGGTTCTCTAACATGGGCAGGACTTGCCACCAGTATTGTTGCGGGTGGACTTGCAATGGCAACAGCCAAAGCCAGTGGGGTGTTTTCACCACCACAAGGACAGGCAGCCAAAGATCCTGGTGTTAAAGTACAATTAGCACCCTCCACTGACAACAGAATACCTGTATTCTATGGCAGAAGTGTCACAGGGGCAATAGCCATAGATGCAGAAATCAAAAATCAAAACAACACCATGGTGTATGTGATGGTAATTGGTGAAAAAACAGATAGTGGTTCTTATTCAATAAACAATATATACAGAGGTGATGCAAAACTTAACTTTGGTTCAGGGGCCAGTAGTCATGTTGTGCAAAGTATCACTGATCCTAATGCTACATCAAGTAATCAAGTAAGTGGTAAAATGCGTTGTAGGGTATTTGCTGGTAATGCTCAAAGCAGTGTTAATCAAGTATTCCCCACAACAGGAACACCAGTGACTGCACAATCTCTGGTGACCACTATCACAGCAGACACAAACTATGAAGATCTTGTGTATGCAGTATTTGAATTAGATTATGATCCTGAGAATGGATTAACACAATTGGGTAACATGACTTTTGACATCACTAACAGTCTTAATTCACCAGCCAATGTGTTATTAGACTATTGCACAAACACCAGATATGGAGCAGGACTTGCCAGTGGTGATCTTGTGTTAACCAGTTTTGATGAAATGTGGGATAACAGTAACATCAATGGTACCACAGGTAATGTTGAATATCTAACCACAGCAGGTGTGAGTGCATATCATGACAGATATCAAATAGATGGTATGTTAAGCACATATCAACCTGTGAAATCAAACATAGATCAAATATGTCAAAGCAGTGCAACATTTTTCACATATGATGCCAAACAAGGCAAGTTCAAAGTGGTGCCAAACAGAGAGGCAACCACTGCTGAAAAGAGTGCGGCATTCTTGTTTGACAATGACAACATACTGACTGCTATCAATATCAGTAGCACAGAACTATACAGTTTGTACAACAGCATAGAAGCAGAATATCCAGAAGTAAACAGAAAAGATCAAACAAACATTGTGATAGTTGACACACCCTCAGGTGATAGAAACGTCAATGAGCCAGACAATCCATTAAACACCAGATATAATCTTGTTAATGATTTACCCAGAGTGCATAACCTTGCCAACATTGATTTACGTCAAAGCAGAGACAGTATGGTGGTAGACTTTGATGCAGACTACAGTGCTATACAAGTAGATGTAGGTGATGTGGTAAAACTAACCAGTGACAAGTATTCATTCTCAGAAAAACTGTTTAGATGTATGCAAGTCACAGAAAAAGAAGGTGCTGATGGCATGTTGAGTGTGAATGTTATTCTACTTGAATATGCAGACAGTGTGTACACTCACAGTGTGCAACAAACACAAAATGTACAAGCGGCCACAGGCATACCAGGATGGTGGACTGATTGGGGCAATGCAAACATTGATATTGGCAACGTTACCATTGTGGATGATCCCACAGGTGACACAGCAAACATTGTGGATTCAAGTAATGGCACAGTGATAGGCAACGTTGACATTGCCAACATAAACATACCAAATGGACCATATGGACCAATTGCCGGACCATGGATGGGCATAGAGCCTCAGATACCAAATGGTGTGTTCTTTGATCAACTTGAAATCAACGTAGAACCACAAAATGTATCAGGAACTGGTAATGTAGCAAACACAGTTCTCATATATGATCCACCAGGCAATACACCTTACTTTTCACCAGATTATGTGGAAAACATTGCTATACCTATTTCAGGTTATGGTAACAACAGCACAAACATGCCTAACGTAGAAAGTGTGATAATAACTGTGCAAGGCAGAGACACAATCACAGGTGTGAAGAGTCAAATATCCAGCAGTACTGCAATTGATATCAGCCCAAAAAACTTTGTGCCCAAAGACCATGTTGCAACATTCACAGCAGGAGCACAAATAGAAGATGCACCAACCAGTAACAGTAGCATGACATCAGGTAGCACACTCATTGATGTTACCACACCAGCAATATATGATTTAACAGGTGTTGATTTAGGTGATTATTCATTCAGTGCAGTTGCTAACGCAGGTGGTACTATACCAGGTGGTGGTTATGATGTAGGCTTTGATGCAAATGTGAGAGTGCAATATTCAAATGTCACTGCCACAACAAATGTCACACAAAATATGGGTGGCGTGAGTTACTTTGGCATTGACCAAGCACCTCCACAACTTGTGGCAACAAACAAAGTGCCAGTAGATCCTACTGCACACAGTTTACCAGCAGACATGTTACCAGTAGAAGCAGAGATTGTGTTAAAAGGCTTTAGCACATTAACATCACCCACAATGGGACAGTTCAAATATGAAATGTTGCGTGTGACAAAGAGTGAGAAATAAACATGTATAGAATATTATATCATACTGCCACAGGCAAAATAGAATCATGTAGAAGAATCAGTGACAAGATGTTGGCAAGAAACCTTGAGTTGAATACACATCTCAGTAGCATAAATGCATTCACAAATCAACCAAATAAAATGGTTGTGGTAGATGGTGCATTGCAAAGTATAGAAAGTGAAAATCCAGAGTACACACAATGGATGAGAAACAGACGTAATTTATTATTGACTCAAAGTGATTGGACACAGGCAGTGGATAGCCCATTAAGTGATAGCAAGAAAGCACTGTGGCAAACATACAGAACAGCACTGAGAAATTTACCTACAAGTTATGCAGGTGATATCTCAGACAGAGATTCAGTTACATGGCCTACACCTCCAGCATAGGAACAGTATGTTAAACAAAATATATCAATACAGTAATAAAAACAATGGTGACAACACTGCATTCAGACCTGTGGTAAGTGTTGCACCTGATGTGCAAACAGCACAAACACTTGAATTTGATATCAGCAGTAATTTGCCAAATCAAACAGTGTTGCTGAATCTTGTTGGTAACATAACCAGTGAAGACATGAGCAATGCACAAATAACAAATGCACCTGTTACATTAGACAGTTCAGGTAATGGCACACTCACATACAATCTTGATCCTGCCAGTAACTTCAGTAACGCAAACGTTACATTTAATGCAAATGTCACAAGTAATGCTGGCAATGAACTTGCAGTTAGTTCAAATGTTATCATAGGTAAATTACCAGCTCTTGAAGCCACAGGTGGCACAATCACACAAGAAGGTGAAGGCAATCTTTGGACCATACACACCTTTACTGCTAATTCACAGTTTGAAATAACTTCAATCAGTCAACCATTAGAAACATTATTCAGTCAAATAGTCAGTCCAGGCCAAGATGGCGGGGAGGGTTTATGGGACCAGTTTGCAAGAAGTGGTACAGGCGTAAGACGTAGAATATATAATGGTGGTTATGGTGGTGCCGCAGGCACAATAACACACAGCAATGTGAGTGTGTCAACATTAAGCATAAGCAATATAGATGTCACAGTAGGACAAATTGCTTCAAATTACAGTGCATTTAACAATGCGTATGCAGTAGGCAGTTTTAATGAAACCTTAGGTGGTCCTGAAACTTATTTTGCTTTTCCTGATTATGGTGTTCTCACATTTACTGCAACCAACACTGGTGCAAGTAGCACAAGAAGTGCAGGCACATACAGTAATATACCTTTTCAACCTGTTAGTGGTTTTCAACCAGGCGCTGGATTTGAAGCAAAAGCAAATGTTGTTGTAGAATCAGATGGTAGTGTGAGCAGTGTAACACTGAGAAGCACAGGTGGTATTCCTTTTGATGGGAAAGATTATGATATTGGCAGTGTGTGTGCATTAGATGATCAACAACTGGGCGGTGATGGCATATCATATAACAATGTTGTGTTAACAATTAACACAGTGAGAAGTTTTGACTCTGTAGAATATTTAACATCAAATACCTCATTTCCTGCAGGCACAGGTGGTGTCTCAGTTGATATTGGTAATCCTACCACATACAACACACCAACTTGGCCATTAACCTCAGGTGTAGGTTCAACACTGCCATTATACAGTATGGCATATGATCAAGGCAATGCAGACTTGTATTATAAAACAGCAGAACCAAACACATGGACAGATTTCTCAACAGTAAACGTTGAACCCACTGATCTCATATATGCAGATGATTTATTTTTAAGTGAT